GAATTTTTTAGTGTTTTTCATATCTGTTTTTTTTAAGTTTTTAGTATCAGACGCCCGTAGGCGTTTCGGTCTATCAGACCTCATCAGTAATACTTAGTAATTCCATTTGTTATCAATACATTGGTTTATAACATTTTCTCTAACCTTTTCAAAATTTTCTGGCCAATTTGTATACTCTGTATGCTTTAAAATTGTAACCAAAATTGCCATATCTTCTGTAGATAGTTTAATATTTTTAGTAGCGTTTGTAATATCGTTTGTAGTGTTATCAGTAGTAGTTTTCATATATATAGTATTTAATTTTGTTTCCCCAAATATTGCAAATTAAAATCGTAATAAACAAATATTTTTTTAAAAAAGATAAAAAAAGTTTAATTTACTACTAGAAAAAAAAATAAAAAAAAATTTAATCTTTTTGTGTTCTAGTAAAGAAAAAAAAATTATATATTTTTGGTGCAGAAATTTAGAAATTCTTCTAGAGGGGAATTGCACCAGTTTAACTTTCTCAAAGGTCCGTAAGTGTCATTAACCAAAACACAGGAAAGTTGCTTAAAACAAAGATTTTGTAGCTTAAAAAAGATTTTGATAAAACCAAATAAATTGCAATAAAAATAAAAAATTTTTATTTATGAAAAAAAATGTTATCTTTGTGGCTGAAACAAATTTTATAGAGATGACACTAAAGCAATTAAATAATAAGAGGCGTGAACTGATACACTATAGTATGGTAACGCAAAAGATAAATAAAAAAAACCTGTCAATAAAAATGAATGTATCAGTACCTACTATTGGTACTAAAATTGACAACCCTGGTACGCTTAAATTGTCTGAAGCGGACAGATTATGCAATATACTAGGTATAGACTTAACCAAATTTTTAACTATTAAATAAACAAATTATGAATAAGAAATCAAAAGTAATAAGAGTTACTAGTAATGGCTCTTGGGACGGCCAGTATGGCCTAATGTATAAATTTGAAATTGAAATGGATAATGGTGATATAGGAGAATATATGACTAAAATGCAGGACCAAAACAAATTTATAGAGGACACTGAAACAGAATACACGTTTATAGATGGACAGTATCCAAAGATAAAACCTATCAGTAATTTTCAACCTTCTAGTGGTGGATTTAAAAATAATTCAGATGTACAAGAAAGAATTATGTTCGCTCAGAGTATTAATATAGCAAATCTACAGTATTGTCACAATAAAATATCTAAAGAACAGATGGACGATGTTGTTAGTGAAATGTATGATAAGCTAAAGAAGGGACCTCAAGTAAAATTACCATTTTAATATAAACCTTATAGCGCCTGTACTAGTTTTTATGTATTAGTATCTGTTTTTTTGTGTGGTATGGGCGCTATATTTAATCTAATAAATTATGAAAAAAACATATTTCAATCACGATAGCACCGCTAGAAATGATTACAGAATAATAAAACTACGAGCCAAATTAGGCTACGAGGGGTACGGCATTTTCTGGGCTTTACTAGAATTATTATTTACAGAAGAAAATAAATTGTGTATAGATGACTATGAAACACTAGCGTATGGTATACAATGTAATAGTGTAAAAGTACTAAAATCAGTAATAGAAGATTTTGACCTATTTGTAGTAGAAGATAAATGTTTCTATTCTAGGCGCTTAAACACTCAAATTAATGAAATTAATAGCAAAAGTCTGAAAGCGTCTGAGAATGCTAAAAAACGATGGAATAATACGGATTCTATGCAACCGCATACCAACCGCAATGCTAGTAAAGTAAAGCAAAGTACAGCAAAAGTAAATAAAAATAAATCAACAATAGTTGATAGGGGCGAAGCCTTTAAGGCTTCTATACGCTCAATAGATGGTATTAGTAATGAAGATAAAAACAACTTTTATCTCTACTGGTCTTAGCCTAATAAATCTAATACTAAGATGCGGTATGAACTAGAAAAAACGTGGAATTTAACACTAAGGATTAAGAGGTGGTGCGCGAACAATTTTAACAGTAATAATAATGATACTGGCATAAAATACCCAGATTACTACGACATACATTTTGCTAAAAGAATAGAGCAAGACCAGACCGCTAGACTAGGATACCAGAAACACCTAGAGAGCATCGGATACGTAAAACAGGTAAACACTTATGACGGTAAATCAAAATGGGTAAAAAAATGACAGAATATCAATTACAGAAAGCAGTAGTAAATTACTTGGATTATAATGGTGTACTATTCTGCGGCTCAATGGGTGGACAATACCAGGCTCATATTAGTCAAAGAGTAAAGGCTAAAAAAAGCGGATATAAGCGGGGCTTTCCTGATATATTTATCTATGAGCCTATTAATGAGTTTAAAGGCCTCGCAATAGAGCTAAAAATAGGCAAAAATAAGGCATCTAAACACCAGTTATATTGGTGTACCGAATTACTAAGAAGGGGTTACGCCGCTGAAATATGCACAGGATTAGAGCAAACACTACATATAATCAACATTTATCTAGCAGGAAGATATGAAAATAAGGCCAACATTTTTTAACAGTAGAATAGATAAAACATTAAAAATTATTAATCAATATTTAAAAAATAAAATAAAATGAAGATACTAAATTTATATGCTTGTCTTGGTGGCAATAGATACAAATGGAACGAAGTTAAAAACGACATACAAGTTACAGCAGTTGAATGGGACGAAGAACTTGCTAGACTATATCAAGATAGATTTACTGATGATAAAGTAATTGTTGGAGATGCGCACCAATACTTATTAGACCACTATAAAGAATATGATTTTATTTGGAGTAGTCCACCTTGTCCAACACATAGTAGAATTAATATAAGTCAATACACAAGAGATTGTTGGAAACCACGTTATCCTGATATGGCATTATATCAAGAAATTATTTTCTTAAAACATTATTTTAAAGGTAAATATGTAGTAGAGAATGTTATACCATTTTATAAAACTTTAATACCAGCAGAAAAAAGAAACAGACATTTATATTGGACAAATTTTAAACTACCTACAATTTTAAGCGAAAGAAAAAACCCCGATTTAAGTAGAACAAAAAATTTAATTAATGCGTTATCACAATTTCACGATTACGATTTTAAAAAATACAAAGGAAAACAAAGAAAAAATAAAATAGCTAGAAACTTGGTAGACTACCAGGCTGGTAAAACTATATTAGAATCAGTTTTAGAAATTAATAAAAGTAAATATAAACAAGAAAAATTATTTTAATGACAATTAAACCAACATTTTTTAATACAAGAAAGGAGAGATTGCATTGGAATTATGAAGATACTAACAACTACTTGTTCACAATTTTATTTAATAGTGGCGCTGAATTAAATTTTATTTTAAGAGATTTGAAAAAAGACAGTACTATAATAAATTATATTTATAGTAAAGTGCACAAAAGATTTGATAACATATTAGAAATTCATAACAGTAGAATATCACTATATGAATATAATACATTAAAATTATCTAGGGTGCCGTCTATAATAAAAATATGTTAAACGAGTTTTTATCAGATAACTACAATAAATTAAAAGACTTAGCATACAATATTGCAGGTAAGAACAGCGAAGATTTACTACACTTAGTTATAGAGGAGTTATACTATTGTGATGAAAAACGTATAAACGAAATAATAAAAAAGAAGCATTTTATATACTATATCATTAGAGTTATGGTAAATCAATATAATAGTAATACTAGTAGGTATTTTTACAAATATAAAAAATACTATAAATACCACGTAAACACTACTATAGAATCAATAAGCCCAGATAACGTACAAAAGACTATAGAGCAGAAAAAACTAGTAGAGGATAAACTAGACTGGATAGAAAAAAAGCTGAAAGATTGCTACTGGTTTGACGCTCAAGTATTCAAAATATACTATATTGAAAATCATAGTTTAAATAGTATGGCTAAGGCTACAGGCATAAACCGCAATACTATATACAAGTCTGTTACTAATGTAAAAAAATATCTAAAAAATGAGCAGTAAAGGATTAGGAGATAGTGTAGAGAAAGCACTAAAAGCTACTGGAATAGATAAGGTAGCTAAGGCTATACTAGGAGATGACTGTGGCTGTGATGAGCGTAAAGAGGCCCTAAATAAATTGTGGCCTTATGCTAGGACTTTCACTAATGATGAAATGAAAATATATGAAGAAATTATATCTAGGAGTAAGACTACTATAACATCTAAAGACCAGTCTGCACTAATTCATATATATAATAAAGTATTTAGCGCTACTAAAGCGCCTAGTAATTGCGGTAGCTGTGTTAAAGCTACACTAGACAAACTAAAAAAAGTCTATGAAAATAGCTGTAAAATATGAATCAAATATTTAGATTTTGCTGTAGGTGTGTAAGATTATCACTAATAAAAAAGGGTAAATGTTTTTGCTGTAATGGTGATTTTATAGTATCAAGCCCTAAAGATGATTTACACAAAAGACCTAAAAATGCAATTACACACTAAAACATATCTAAACTTTTTTGGATATGATGAGAATGAATATATACCTTGTGAAATGTGCCAGGATAAAGCTGTAGATATACACCACCTAATAAAACGCTCTAAAATAGGGAGTAAAAAAGAACGCGACTTTATAGAGAATTTAGTAGCTTTATGTAGGGATTGTCACTATAGCGCAGAAACTGACACTAGTTTTAATATGTACTGTAGGATAAAACACCTAGAGAACGTATGTCACCAGATATATGCACTAATAGATATTAATAAAAAATTAAAAATAAATGAAAAATATACTAGTAAGTAAACTGAAACCTAACCCAAATAACCCTAGGGCTATTACTAAAGAAAAATTTGAGAAACTTAAACAATCTATACAGGACTTTCCTAAAATGCTAGAACTAAGACCTATAGTAGTAGATGAAAATTTTATAGTATTAGGTGGTAATATGAGATTACAGGCACTACTAGACCTAGGTATTAAAGAGGTCCCGTATATACAAGAGAAAGACTTAACCGCTACAGAGAAAGAGCAATTTATTATTAAGGATAATATAGGATTTGGTAAGTGGGATTATGATATACTAGCTAATGAATGGGACGAAAATATACTGAATAACTGGGGTCTAGACTTATGGAATCCAGAAAGCGACCCAGATTACTCTATACTAGATGATGAAGATATTGATGAGGATTTAGATGATATGACTAATGGAGTACGTAAAGCTATTATGATTGATTTTGACCTAGGTGACTACGAGAAAGCATTCGAACTGATAAAGCACTACAGAGAAAAGAAAATGTATGTAGGCGGTATGATTATAGAGTTACTAGAGGAGAAAAAAAGTAATGAATAAAAATATACGCAAAACGGATAAAAAATATACGCAATAACAATTTATGCTACTTTACCATAAAAGTTGCTTAAAACGTACAAAACGTACCAAAAATTGGACATTTGCGGCAGGAGTTTATAACCAAAATGAAACACTATGAAAAAAGTTAATTTGATTCAACAGAAGCATAATGTAAAAATAGGTGATGTATGCGGAGATATAGAGCCTAATATTACTGAAGATAGTATTTTTATGTATGAAGGTGAGCCTATCGGTTTTTATCTAAAAAATATAGGTAAGCACAGTAAAAAAGCGCAACAATTTGCAGATATAGCTAATAAGGAATTAAGGTCTAAAAATGTACCAAAATCTACTATGAAACGTAGTAGCGGTATGACTAATGAAGAAAATGAAGTATTACAGTATTCTACTATAATAGGGTCTGTTCCACCTAAACCTAATATGCGTAGGACTTATGCTACTAGGTCTAGTGTACATAATGTAGAATCTGCGCAAACATTCATCAAATCTATGCTATTATTATGTAAAGAAAGCGAGGAACTGATTAAACAGATAACACCTAATATATTTGAAAGACAACAGAAAATAATACAGGAGAACGTACCTAGTAAATACAGATTCGGTAGATTATTCACTAGTAGTATATCTAATTACAATATACCTGCGGCATTTCATAGAGATAATGGTAATCTAAAAAACTGTGTAAATGTAATAATAGCTAAAAAAAATAACGCTACTGGGGGAAACACCACAGTACCAGATTATGGCGCTACAGTAGATAGCTGTAATAATTCAATACTAGTATACCCAGCCTGGAGAAACGTACACGGGGTAACACCTATAAGACCTACATTTGAAGGTGGTTATAGAAATAGTCTAGTATTTTACCCCCTAAAAGCATTCAGAAAATTAACAGATTAAATTGTACAAATGGCACACAATAAAAAAGAAAAACTACTAGAAGCCTTAGAGGATACACAAGGCCTTATATATCACGCTTGTAAAAAAGCAGGTAATATTAGTAGAAGCACCTACTATAGATATGTAAGAGAGGACCCAGAATTTGCTAAGGCTGTAGAGGACATTAAAGAGGCTCAAGTAGATTATGTAGAAGGACAGCTAATAAAAAACATATCTAAGGGTAAAGAAACTAGTATTATATTCTACTTAAAATCAAAAGCTAAAAACAGAGGTTATACAGAAAAATCATTACTAGACGTTACTAGTGGTGGTAAATCTATAACAGATATTAAAATAGAGGTAATTGACACAGGTAAAGATTAAGACTACTAATGTATTTAACAGGGCTTATAGGTCTACTACTAGAATTACGTGTTTACAGGGCGGAACGCGTAGCTCTAAGACCTATTCGCTCTGTCAATTATTTATAGTAAAATGCCTAGAAGATACTGGAAAGGTTTATACTGTAATACGTAAGACACTACCTGCACTAAAGGGTACAGCTTATAGAGATTTTCTAGATATACTAAAAGAACTAGACTTATATAGTGAACTTAACCATAACAAATCTGAATTAAGCTACGAATTAAATGGTAACCTAGTAGAGTTTATTAGTGTAGATAACCCCGCAAAACTACGAGGCCGTAAGAGGCAATTTGCCTGGCTCAATGAATGCACAGAATTCAATTACGAGGATTTTCAACAGATAATCTTTAGGACAACAGACCAAGTATATTTAGATTATAACCCTAGTGACCCCTATTCGTGGATATATGATAAAGTGATTACTAGAGATGATTGCACATTCATAAAATCTACTTATCTAGCAAATCCCTTCCTAGAGAAAGATACAATAGCTGAGATTGAAAGACTAAAAGACCTAGACCCCGACTACTGGAAAGTTTATGGATTAGGTGAAATAGGTACTATACAGACTATGATATTCAGAAATTTTGAACTAGTAGACGATGTACAAGGACGTCTAATAGGTTATGGGCTTGATTTTGGCTTTACTAACAGCCCTAGTGCATTAGTAGAAGTGAGGCAACTAGATAATAATTTATACATTAAGGAACTACTATACGAAAAAAGACTTACTAATACAGACCTAGCAGAAAGGCTAAAACATTTTGGAATAGATAGACAAACTGAGATAATTGCTGATTCAGCAGAGCCAAAAAGCATAGAGGAACTGTACCGCCTAGGATACAATGTAAAAGGCGCTAAGAAGGGCGCAGGGGTGCACCTGGGGCTAGATATTATGCGTAGGTACAAATTACATATTACCAAAAATAGTACGAATGCTATTAAGGAATTTAGGTCCTATAAATGGGCTACAGATAAAAATGGTGACGTACTGAACGTACCAGTAAAGATAAACGACCACCTAATAGACGCTACTAGGTATTTGTGTTTAAATAAACTGACTACTAGCCATAGTGGCAAATACTATATTATGTAGTTACAGACAAAAAGCTAAAATTTATATTTATAAGTAATGGAGAGAGTTAAATTAACAATACCAGATAACTGGAATGATATTACTATTGAAACATACCAAAAATATGTAATTATTCAAGACAGTAAAGGAAGTGAAAAAAATAAGATTATTAGGAGTTTAGCTCTATTATGTAATACTACTACTAAAATCATTAAAGGTATGTTATACAGTGATTTACTAGATATTATGAATATAGTAAAGGACCTACTAGACAATGAGCCAGATAATACAGATTTTGAAAAGACATTCAAATTCAAGAAAGTAAAATACGGATTTGTACCTAATTTGAGTAAATTGACTACAGGTGAATATATTGACTTAGAGAATCTATCTAAGGACCCTATAGTAAATCTGCATATAATAATGAGTATATTATACAGGCCTATTACTATAGAAAAAAATGATAGATACGCTATTGAGAATTATGACCCAGACCAATTTAAAGAGGAGATTTTTAAGGAGTTACCTATGAGTAGAGCGTTAAATTCACTAGGTTTTTTTTTGTCTTTAGGAGAGAAATTAGCCAAGATTTCGCGCCGTTATTTGAAACAGCAGGAGAAACTAGTGAAGGGGTAAACCTGGCTAATAAATGGGGGTGGTATAATGTATTGTATAGTATGAGCGACAATATACTAGATATAGATAAAATTACTAAAATGCCAATTAGAGAGGTATTTACGTATTTAGCTTATAGTAAAGATTTTAACAATAAACAGAGAAGTAATTATGATAACATTTAGAAATATAATAGATACTCTAGAAACTATTTCTACTAAACACTACGAGATAAAAAGCTTTCATAGTGGTTTTATGGATGAGGTTGATATAAATAAACTAGGTGCAACAGATTACGTTATACTATACGCAGAGCCAGGAAGCGCTACTATTGATACTGGTACACTAACATACAATTTCACTCTATACGTTTTAGATATGATTAATGACGCTGTAGGTGATTCTCCTAATAATGAGCGTTTGGGTAGGGTGGATACCTTTAGTGAAAATCTGAGTATTATGCAGGACGTTATAAACGAATTCAAACAGAATCTATATTCTACTAGTTGGGTAGATGATGATGTAATACTACAGACCCCTATTAATGCAGAGCCCTTTACAGCCAGATTCAATAACCTTCTAACAGGGTGGTCTGCCTCTATTACTCTACAAGTGAGTAATGCTAATAATTTATGTATAGTACCAATAGAGCCAAATACGTAATGGAATATAAAAATACTATCAAGGCTTTAAATAAATTAGGTGCTTCAGTAGTGACTGACGGTAGACGTATTTTACGTAATTTCAAACCCTATGCCGCTACCACAAGCCGTAACACGCTATATAATGACTTTGACTACGTGGTAACATCTAATAACGAAATGATTGCCTTAAAATGGGAATTTGGGGGTGCAGAATCGTACTGGCAATTCGTAGATGAAGGTGTAAGAGGTGCACAGCCTCAAAAGCATAAAGGCCGTCCACGTGCAATAGGTAGCCCCTTTAAATACAGTAATAAAATGCCGCCTAGAGGTGCTATAGATAGATGGATAGTTAATAAGCCATTGAAAGCCGCTAGAGAGAATGGTAAATTTATTAGTAGAAAATCTTTAGCATTTGCTATACAGCGGTCTATATTTGAGAAAGGAGTACACAGGACGCAATTCTTTAGTAGGCCATTTGAGCAGGACCTAGAGAAACAATCAGATAATATAGGTAAAGCCTTTGCAGATGACCTAGAGGTGCAATTAGAAATAATGATTAATACATAAAAATGAGTTTAGGAACTACAAGTATAGTACAGTACCCAGTAACAGCCGCAGACAAGGTACCAGTAATAACAAACTGGACACCACTAATAGGGTATATGATACATAATGACGATATAAGCGGATTATTCTATTTTAAATTTATACTAGATGTTAGAATTAGTAGTGCCTTAGGTACACTAATAGCAAGGATAAAACAGCGTAGAAATGGATACTCACCAGATGTAATAGCTAATGAAGCTAGAGCCTATTTTGATTTAAGAGATATTGTTAATAGTCAATTAGTATACACAATATTTGACCAGAATGACAATTCACAGCCATTTTTAACTATACATAAAATAGGTAAGAATACACCTGCGAAGCCTTATAGCGCTAGTGGTGATAATAGGACTGACGGCAAACAAATATTACCAATATATGTAAAAGGGTACCAGGAGTTTAGTAGTACAGCTTCAGCGGTACCACAGCCTAATACTGGAAGTGTAGTAGAGGATACGCTATATTATCTACAGGCCTCATTACCACTACTAACAGCTAGAGATAGTAGTAGTACTTATTTACAGTCAAACGCCTTCAATATTTATAACGCTAGTGGTAGTACTGATAGATTTTTATCTGATTTAGAAACTGATATAATGCCTTATGGGCTAGGTAATCAGTATAGGAATTATGTATATTATAATAGTAGCTTAACTACTAAAGGAGATTTTCATACTGTATCTTTTCTCAATGATTTTGCTAATTTCACTAGTGGGATAGAGCATATAGAGATAAAATATTATTCTAGTAGTGATACCACTACAGCACTATCTACTACTTATATTGATAACGTGGCTGGTAATGGTGGTGTATCACCTACCACAGTAGTAGGTAATGAAGATAGATTACTGTATTTTGGGTGCGGTCCTGGTAACCTAGAAGCGCAAACAGATGAAACTACTGCACAGCCTAGTGATGCAGGTAATAACGGGTGGGACTACTATACAATAAGAGGTACTAGTAATGATACTAGTACTATTGTTTATAAAAGTGCGCCATACTATTTTATTAGGACTGAATTATGTAATAAGGGCTATAAAAAAAGACGCTTATCTTTTCGTAATAGTGTAGGGGGTTATGACTATTTCAATTTCAATATGATGTCTACTCAGACTACAGAAGTGACCAGAAATAATTACAATTCTTTACTAGGTAAATACAACTCTAGTAGATTTTTCTATAATAACACTATGAGAGGAATCACTACTAGACAAACTACAGCTATACTAAAAGAGCAATTAAATACAGACTGGATTACTGAGAATGAAGGTATACTAATAGAGAAGCTAATTATGTCTACTAATGTAGAAATAGTACAAAATGTTGACACAGAATTTACACAAGGGGTTATAATAACAGATAGCAACTACATAAAAAAGACCTCTGCTAATGACAAACTGATACAATATACTATAAACATAGAGTACGCAAATCCAATTAATACTAATTCATAATGAATATTAGATTAGTCGCATACAGACCCGCTACTAGTAGTGCAACCGCTACTACAGCTTATAACTTAGATTTACAAGAGGCCCCTAGTATAGCATTGAATTTTCAATTTAGTGATATTAAAGAGCCCGAATCTAGGAAGGGTAGCTATTCTCAGACCTTCAAATTACCCTTTACTGATAATAATAATGAGTTTTTTCAAAACTGGTATAATGTAAATCTAGAAACACTAGTATTCAGTACTAGAAAAAAACTAGATGCGGTTTTATATGTAGGCACTATACCTCAATTTGAAGGACAACTACAGTTAAAATCTGTATATCAAAAAGCACAATATTACGAAGTAGTACTAATGTCTACTACAGCTACTTTATTCTCTACTATAGGAGAAAAAATGCTAAAAGACGTATTCAAAAATGATGACGGTAGTTATAGTACAGATTTCAACCACGTATATACGTACACTAATGCTACTGATAATACACTATACAATTCTTGGGGCAATACACTAGTAAATACAGCAGGAGATTCTCTGTATGATTCTGACGCCTCAGTATCTAAAATAGTATACCCCTTATCTGTAACTCAAGAAGGCTTCTACTATGATTCAGCATTTGACTACTATTTAAAAATGGATTCTACGTCAATAGCTGATATTACGGCTTCTAACGGCATTGAGGCCGCAAATGAACTGACAGCCTCATTTATGCAATTTAGGCCTTCAGTACAGCTAAAAACTATGTTAAATAGGATATTTGCTGTATCTGGTTTTAGCTATACATCAACTTTTTTGGACAGTGAGTATTTCGGTAAACTATTTATGACTACAGGTAATCACCTAGAATTATCTGCACTACCTACTACTAATACGAATGCAAACCCTAGCGGACTAATGGAAGCGGGTAATAGTGTATTATGGGGGTCAAATACAATTACTAGTAGTAGCTGTGTTACTATGACTGAACTGGTGCCAGGTGATACTAGTACACCCTTTACAGATTGTACTATACCTAATGACCCCGAGAATATGTGGAATACTACTTATAGCTATTTCACTAAAACAGACGTAAATCAAGTACTAGTAGTAGTAAAACACGCACCCGCTTTAAGTAATGTATACGGCTGTGATAGTAATAGCCAGGTAGATGTAAAAGCGTATGCACAAGGTTTTGACGTTACTGGTACTATTACTGGTACTGCAAATACTATTATGCCAGATGTTGAATATGGCTCTACTGTTGATACAATATTAATGACTACATTTTTAGGTAGTAATTACGCTAGTGGTACACGAACATACACTATAGATATATCATCTATGCCAGTAGGGGCTTCAGCACAAATGTATATAGATATAACAGCTAAGAAAGGCCCAGATGCAGGAGCCTTTAGTA